CCTTTACAAGCCAATTGTCGAGAGCATCGGTCAGAGTGCGAAGCAGCACCCCGACGAACTCGTCTTCAAGCTGCTCCCGGGCGGCTTCGTGAATAAGTGCTACGACGGGAAGGCGTTCTTCGCCTCCGACCATGTCGTCGGGGACGGCAAGAAGGCAAAGAGCTACAGTAACAAGGGAACCGCCCGTCTGAGCCGTGCAGCCTACCGCGCAGCGCGCAAGGCGATCATGTCCCTCGTGGACGAGAACGGCGACAGCTTAAACCTCGTGCCCGACCTTTTGATCGTCGCCCCCGCGAACGAGGACGTCGCGAAGGAAATCCTCCTCGCCGACGAGATCAACGGCACGACCAACACTGACAAGGGCACGGCGGAGCTCATGGTCGCGACGCAGCTCGCCGGGAAGAATGAAAACTCGTGGTATTTACTTTGTACGAAGCGCCCGATTAAGCCGTTCATTTTTCAGGAACGCAAAAAAGTACAGTTCCACCAGCTCACCGGGGAGACTGACGAGAATGTCTTCATGCGGGCCGAGTATGTCTACGGAGCAGACAGCCGGGACAATGCGGGATATGGTCTATGGCAGATGGCCTATGGCTCGGACGGTTCCGACCCGGAGACGCCTCCGGCCTCGGGCGGCACAGAGACACCCGCCACTTAACAAACGGGCCTGAAAGGAGGCAGTAAAGATGGCCTACTGCACAGCGGACGAAGTCCGGGGAATGATTAAGGATGACGCCCTGAACACATTAATCGGCGACGCCTACATCGAGGAGCCAGAGCGGCGGGAGGAACTGCTCCGCCCGATTGTCACGGAGGCGGTCGAGGACGCAAGCGGCGAGATTGACGGCTATCTCACAAAGAGATACAGCCTTCCCCTCTTCGGGCCTCCAAAGATTTTGAACAAATTCGCGAAGGACATCGCGGTCTATAACCTGTTTTCCCGGATTGGGATTGACGAGAGCAGCGAACAAAAGAACATTCTCAACCGCTATAATGCGGCGATTAAGTTCCTCACGCTGCTCGCCGAGGGAAAGGTAGACATCGGGGTCTCCGATACCACCGAGGCGGCCCGGACAGGGTTCAGCGTCAGCTCGAGCCCCCGCCTCTTCTCGCGGGATAAACTGAGGGGGATGTAATGAGCTACAGCATCCGCCTCGAGGGAGACGTCCGAAAGCTCATGAAACGCCTGAAGCATTACTCCGACCTTGACAAGAAGCACATCACGGCGGCGATGGCGGAGGCGGTCAGGACGTCCACTCTCGAGCGGTACAAACAGGAGAAAGATCCGGAGGGGAAGAAGTGGAAGTCCTCCATCCGGGCAATGGAGAAAGGCGGCAAGACGCTCACCGACACGGCACGGTTGAAAAATTCTATCCGGGCGAAGTCGGACGCCTCGGGGTTCACGGTTGGCACGAATACGATTTATGCTTCGACGCATCAGCTCGGGGAGAAAGGGCGGAAAATCACCATACGGGCAAAGACCTCGAAGGGGCTCGT